TAATCAAAGACAAATGGGCAGATGAGTGCGAGGTCCAAAAGGAGTTTGTGGCGTACTTCTGGGACGAGCAGGCGGCCTATGATTTTGAGACAGATCTGATTGAAGAGATTGGGTTAGACAATCTGACAAACGTGCTGCCAGGTGGGCAAAAGGCGTGGGCGCGCAGGGTTCAGAAGCGAAAGGAGCGTAAGGCGCCGACGCTTGCTGAAATGATTGCCAAGTTCCCTGTCGCTATGACGTCCAGGGTTGCAGAATGGCTTAAGGCTGGCGGCCATAGAGGCGTTCGGTGGAAGTTCACCGCGCTAAACCCTGAATACAAGATCCATGCGGAGATATCGGACGCGGTTTACAACACGCTCCTACCCGATCTAATCCTGAGAATCCAAAAAGACAAGGTGGCGTTCCCTGTCTTCACGGCTCGGATGCGCGAGCATGGTCTGGAGATTGTGTGATGGCTGCTCGTAAGCGGAAAGTTCAACTAACGGATGCTTGGAAAGAGAAGATTCGTATCTCTGTCATAAGCGGGCGGCTATACGACCATGTGAACGGCGAGATTGAAATGTCGAACACGCAGATCAAGGCCGCTCAGATTTTGCTTGCAAAGCTTGTTCCGGACTTGGGGCGCACAGAGGTCAGCGGTGTAGACGGCGGCCCAGTCGAGACCATTACGCGCATCGAACTGGCGGCGATGAGTGGCAACAGTAAGGCTTGAGCTACCCCAGAAGCTGATCCCTGTGTTCCAGGGTGAGGCAGACGTACGGGGGGCATACGGTGGGCGGGGGTCAGCCAAGACTCGCAGCTTTGCCAAGATGGTTGCTGTGCGCGGGTACATGTACGGCAAGATGGGGCTGAGGGGGCAACTGCTATGCGCCCGCCAGTTCATGAACTCGCTTGAGGACTCGAGCTTAGAGGAATGCAAGCGGGCCATTGAAGACGAGCCGTGGCTTGCCGCGTATTACGAGATAGGCGAGAAGTACATCAAGTCCAGGGATGGGCGGATCAGCTTCTCGTTTGCTGGGCTGGATCGCAATATCTCCAGTGTGAAGTCCAAGGGCCGCATTCTCCTGTGCTGGGTGGATGAGGCTGAGGATGTCAGCGACTACTCATGGATGGTGCTGATCCCCACGCTGCGTGAGGAAGGCGAGGGCTGGAACGCTGAGCTGTGGGTGACGTGGAACCCGCGCAGGAAGGGCAGCCCGACTGACGTACGGTTCCGCAAGACCAAAGACCCGCGCTACAAGGTCGTGCAGCTGAACTGGCGGGACAACCCGAAGTTCCCGGCCAAGCTCGAGCGCGAACGTGTACGGGACCTGGAGAACCGCCCGGATGAGTATGACCACATCTGGGAAGGCGCGTACGGGAACATCGCCGGGTCGATCCTAGGCAAATGGGTGGGCCAAGCGGAGAGGGAAGGCCGGATTGCTGACGACATCGTGTTTGACCCGCAAGGGGCGCCTATCGAGGTGTCTAGCGATATCGGCTTTCACGACACGGCGTCCTGGTGGTACTGGCAGCGCCTGCAGGGTGGATTCAACCTGCTCAAGTACGAGGGCGATTCGGGGCTGGATGCGGATGACTGGATACCGCGCATCCAAGACGGCATCGCGGGGCTTGGGGCAAAGCACATAGGCAAGATCTGGCTACCGCATGACGCGAGGGCCAAGACGTTCCAGAGCAAGCACACGACGGTAGAGAAGTTCCTGAGCGCGTTCGGTGCGGGGAAGGTGGCAGTAGTGCCCCAGACGCGCAAATCGGACCGGATTGGAGCCGCGCGCACGGTTATCCAGAAGTGTGCATTCAACCGCGATCTGTGCGAGGCAGGCTTAGACGGTCTGCGGGCATGGGAGTTTGAATACAACGAGGACACGGGCGTTTTCTCCCGTGAGCCTAAACATAACTGGGCCTCTCACCCATCTGACGCGTTCTCCTACGGTGCGCAGGTGATGGCAGAGGCCAAAGCCCCTGAGAAAGAAGAAGACGCCAAGTACCCGGTCCAGGGTGTTGGCGGTCGCATCGTCACGGCCACGCTAGACGAGCTTTGGGCGCAGACGCCCGCCCGAACGGAAAGGATTTGAAATGGCGCTATTCCCGGTAGTCGATGGCAAGGTCAAGTTTGGGTGGACGGACCAGCCTACGCGCGTGGGTCACAACGGGTTCATCCAGGAAGGTGACGCGGCGTTTGCGGCGAACCTGCCTGTCATGGGTGATTACGACATGACCATCGTCCGGTTTTCGCAGGCTATCCCGACTGATGGCAATGGCTCGGTTGTGCTGACTGACGCGACGGCAGGCTTGCCGGCTGGTACGCAGTGGCAGAACGGCCTGCCGATCCATGCGAACGGCTTATGCACGTCTACGGCGCCTGTCTTCACGTACAGCAACGGCATCCCGATGGCTGAGCTTGGAGGGGTCTGTGTCTGAGCAAGCAGAAAAGCCCGTCGAGTCGACGGTTGATATCGCCCGGCGCTGGAAGATCGAGCTTGATCTAGCCAAGCGCGGGGATGAGAAGTGGATCAACCGCGGTAAGAAGATCGTCAAGCGCTATCGGGACGAGCGCGCAGGTACGACTGGGGGCAATCGCTACAACATCCTATGGTCGAACGTTCAGACGATCCTGCCGGCGATCTATGCCAAGGCCCCGAAGGCTGAGGCTGTGCGCCGGAACAAGGACAACAACCCGGTTGCACGGTGCGCGGCTGAGATCTTGGAACGTGCTCTGCAGTACGAGATCGACCATTACCCAGATTTCGACGAAGCCATGCGCAACGCAGTGCAAGACCGGCTCTTGCCTGGGCGCGGTGTGGCATGGGTGCGCTACGAGCAGAAGGAGATCGCGGTTGCTGAAGGCTCCATGCCGTCTCAGTACGAGGTCAAGGACTGTTCGGCGGTGGACTACGTGTACTGGGAGGACTTTCGCCACGGCCCCGCTCGTGTATGGGGTGAGGTGCCATGGGTGTCCCGCAGGGTGTATCTCTCGCGCGGTGAGGTGAAAGCCCGTTTCGGCGCCTTCCTTGCCGAGCAGGGCAAGCGCGCGGCTGATGTGCCGCTGACCCACGTTCCCATTGGTCTGGACCAGATGAAGGACCAGGGCGCGACCTATGGCGACACCGAAGCCATGAAGAAGGCCGAGGTGTGGGAGATCTGGGACAAGAAGACAAAGGCCGTCTACTGGGTCGCCCAGGGCTTTGACGACCTGCTGGACGTGGTTGCGGACCCCTACGGGCTGGACGAGTTCTGGCCCTGCCCCAAGCCGCTCTTTGCCACGCAGACGAGCGACACGCTGGTGCCGGTGCCTGACTATGCGCTGTACCAGGACCAGGCGACCGAACTGGACATGCTGACCCAGCGCATTGGGCGGCTGACCCAGGCGGTGAAGGTCGTTGGGGTGTATGACGCCAGCATGACGGGCGTCCAGCGCATGCTACAGGAAGGGATCGATAACACCCTGATCCCAGTGGATAACTGGGCGGCGTTCTCTGAAAAGGGTGGCGTTAAGGGCACCGTTGACTGGCTGCCCCTTGAGCAGGTCATCAAGGCGCTGAACGAGTGCTATATCGCTCGGGAGCAGTGAAAGCAGGTCATCTACGAGATCACGGGCATCTCCGACATCATCCGGGGTGCGACCGAGGCGAGCGAGACGGCGACGGCGCAGAACATCAAGCGCCAGTTTGGGTCGCTGCGTCTGCGTCCGCGTCAGCAAGACGTGGCCATGTTCGCCAGCGAGATTCTGCGCATCAAGGCGCAGTTGATGATGGACATCTACAGCCCTGAGTCGTTGATTGCGATGTCGGGGATCATGGACACGTACGACGCGCAGCACGTGCAGCAGGCAATCATGCTGATGAAGATGGAGCCGATGCGCGCCTATCGCGTGGAAGTGGCTGCGGATTCGCTGATCGAGTTGGATCAGGAGCAAGAGAAGGCCTCGCGTACCGAGTTCCTGGCGGCTGCGAGCGGCTTCCTGCGCCAGGCTGTGCCTGCGGCTCAACAGTCGCCTGAGATGGCGCCGCTCCTGGGCGAAATGCTCATGTTCGGCGTACGGGCATTCAAGGGCGGCCGGGAAATGGAAGCCGTGTTCCAGCAGTTCGTGGACCAGATGAGCCAGCCCAAGCCGCAGCAGCCCGATCCTGAGCAGATGAAGATTCAAGCCGAGGCCCAGCAAAAGCAGATGCAAATGCAGGTTGATATGCAGATCGAGCAGGCCAAGCTGGCAGCTCAAACCGAGTCTGACCGTGCGAAGTTGATGGCCGAGGTGCAGGTTGAACAGGCCCGGATGCAGATGCAGGCCCAGGTCGACATCAACCGCCAGCGGGCCGAAGCTGAGCAGCATGCCATGAAGATACGCCAGGAAGCGGAATTGCAGGCGCTCAAGGACCAGCTTGCGCAGCAGCAGGCCATGCATGACATGGCGTTTGCGCGCTGGAAGGCGGAGCTTGACGCGGCGACCAAGATCGAGGTTGCGAACATCGGGGCTAAGGCGAAGGTCGACAACGAAGCCACCAAGGCGGCAACGAGCGAGATCAAGTCGGAGGTGACGCAATGACCGTGTTTGCTAAGCCGGAGAAGCCCCGGATTGTCGGCCGCTCTGGTAGAGGGTTTCTCTGCACAGGCTCATTGGCATACGGCATTGGTCTAACAGCCAAAGAAGCCTACATGCACTGGAAAACCATGGTCCAGGTCAGGGCGATGAGGGCGAAATGAGAAAGCGATACATCCAAGACCCCGTGACGCTCAAGCTCATCCCCGCTGAGGAATACGAAGGCCCTCGGGTTACCGGGCCGATGATCATGGGCGACATCCAGCCATACAAGTCCATGGCCACGGGCGAGATGATCATGGGGCGCCGCCAGCATCGTGAGCATCTGAAGCAACACCGCCTGATTGAGATCGGCAACGAAAAGCCGGTTCAGCGTAGCCAAGGGCCTGACCCGACCATCCGAAAACACCTGATAGACGCCGTTCGGCGCTACAGCTAACCAGCCACCTACGGGTGGCTTTTTTATTGCCCCAAGGAAATCCATGGAAAACCCAACGGACGACCTGCACAGCGCATTGAACGACGCGTTTACGCAGGCTGAAGCACAAGAGAAGCCTGTTGAAGCGGTCGTAGAGAAGCCCGCTGATGACCGCGCCCGGGACGAGTCAGGACGGTTCGCCGCGAAGGCTGAGCCGGTTGAGCCTGCCGCGCCCGTCGAGGCTGTCCAGCCCAATGTGGAGGTCGCCCCGCCTCGCAAGGCGCCGTCCAGTTGGAAGCCTGACGCACAGGCGGCATACCTCAAGGCCGAAGCGGGTGAGCCGCTTACCCCGGCTGAGGTGAAGCTCCTGACGCAAGAGGCAGAGCGCCGGGAAAGCGATTACCACAAGGGTATTGAGCAATACAAAAGCCACGCCCACGAAGCGCAGGCGTACCAGCGTGTGGTCGAACCGTACATGCAGACGATCCGTAGCCTGGGCGTGGATGCCCCTACGGCGATTGCGAAGCTGTTCCAGGCCGATCACACGTTGCGCTACTCGGATCCGGCCACGAAGGCGCGGTTCCTGGGGCAATTGGCGCAGGAATACGGGGTCGATATCGGCCAGGTCGTGAACGCGCCGCCGATTGACCCGAATGTGCAGTATTTGCAGCAACAAACGATGCAGATGCAGCAGCAACTGCAGCAGTTCCATCAACAGCAGGAGATGCGCGAGCAGGCTGGATACCAGTCGGAAATCCAGAAGTTCGCGGCAGACCCTGCGCACCCACATTTTGAGGCGGTCAAGGAGGACATGGCGCTTTTGCTGCAAACCGGCAAAGCCCAGGACCTCAAGGACGCCTACGACACGGCTGTATGGATGCGTGCCGACATCAGGCAATCCCTGGTTGAGCAGCAACGCGCCGAGGCCCAACGCGCAGCACAAGAGCAGGCCCAGGCCACGCGAGCGAAATCCGCCGCGGTGAGCGTCAAGGGTAGTTCTCCCGCTGGTGCTGGGGTTCAGCCCGTTAAGGGGTCGCTCCGGGAACAACTGGACGCGGCTTTTTCCGAAGCTACTTAATTAGGACTCATCATGCCTACCTTCGCCAACCTGAGCGATATCATCGCCACCACGATCCAGAGCCGCTCTGGCGTGCTGGCCGACAGCGTTACCAACAACAACGCCCTCCTGTACAAGCTGCGCCAACGCGGGAACGTCAAGCCCGTTTCGGGCGGCAACGTGATCCTTCAGGAGCTGATGTACAACGACCCGAACACGCAGAACGCCGGTTCCTACTCCGGCTACGACGTGATCGACATCACCCCGAACAGCCCCATCTCGGCGGCTCAGTACGACCTGAAGCAGTACGCGGCGGCAGTCACCATCTCGGGCCTGGAGCAACTCCAGAACTCGGGCAAAGAGCAGATCATCGACCTGCTCGAAGGCCGTATTCAGGTTGCCGAGGCCCAACTGATGAACCAGATCAGCTCGGGCATCTACTCGGACGGCACAGGCAACGGCGGCAAGAACATCACCGGCCTGCAGGCTGCTATCTCCACGTCTCCGGCAACGGGCACGTATGGCGGTATCAACCGCGCTACCTGGTCGTTCTGGCGCAACGTGGCCTTCTCGGCTGTGACCAACGGTGGTGCGGCTGTCACCTCGGCCAACATCCAGTCGTACATGAACCGAGTCGCGGTTCAACTGGTGCGCGGCACCGACCGCCCCGACATGATCGTGGCGGACAACAACTACTACCGGGCCTACCTGGAGTCGCTGCAGGCCATCCAGCGCGTGACCTCGGAAGACAGCGCCTCGGCTGGCTTCACGTCCCTGAAGTACCTGGGCGCGGGCCTGAACTGCGATGTGTTCCTGGACGGCGGCATTGGCGGGGCGATCCCGACCAATACCATGTACTTCATCAACACGAAGTACCTGTTCTTCCGCCCGCACCGCGACCGCAACTTCGTGCCCATCGGCGGCGATCGTCAATCGGTCAACCAGGACGCTCTGGTTCGTCTGATCGGCTGGGCCGGCAACCTCACCACCTCTGGCGCCCAGTTCCAGGGCGTTCTGACCGCCTAAGGAGAAAGAAATGGCTGCTCCGTTTATCACTACCCCTATTGTCGGCGTGGATCTGAATACGATCTTCACGGCTGCCGACATCGCCGCGGGCAACCCGTCGCGCCCCAGGCTTGGAGTCCAGGGCTTTACGAGTAACGGCAAGCGTGCGGTGTTCGCCCAGGCCAACGCCAGCATTCCTGCCAGCACGGCGGTGTGCACGGTCAACCCGACCACGTTCCTGGCTACGGCCTCGGGCGGCGCCTACCTGTCGCCTGCGGTCGCTATGGCCACTGGCGATCAGGGCTGGTTCGCCGTCGCTTCGGTCTAAGGGGAAGCATATGCCCGCTATCCCTACCCGACTGATGGGGACGGGCAGCTCCTGGCCTTCGGCTTTGGCGACTTGCGGCGGGGTGGCTAACACCCTCACCGCTGCAGGCACGACCAACGCGAACGCCCTGGGGTTGTCCGCCGAAATCAACGTTGTCACTACCACGGCAGCCAGCACGGGCGTTCGCCTGATGCCGGTAGAGGTCGGCGCGTCCGTCCTCGTTGCCAACCAGGGCGCCAACGCTCTGTTGGTTTATCCAGGCACCGGCGTGCAGATCGACGCCCTGACGGTTACGACCGCTGGCTTTTCCATCCCCGCCGGCAAAAGCGCCATGTTCTATGGCGTGTCCAGTACCCAGTGGATCTCCCATCTGGGTGCGTAACCAGGAAGGGGCTTCGGCCCCTTTCTTCTTTCTCCATCTGAGGCAAACCCTCAAGGACCACACATGAACCCCATCCAAGAAGACCAGATGTTTGTCGAGTTCTATTCGGACGCCGTTGAGCTGACCCACGAGTCTGAACGTGAAGGGCGCCCGATCTACCAAGAAATGCCGCACGTCAAGATCATGATCCCGGGTGATCCGCACAACATCATTGAGCGCCGGGCGACGGACGCCGACAAGCACAAGTATCCGAAGGCATGGGCGCGCTTTGAGCGCATGGAAGCAGCAGGGCAAGAGGGAACCCCTCTGGAGCAATGGCCGCAGATCAACCGGGCGCAGGTCAAGGAAGCCAAGTACTTCGAGGTGCATACCGTCGAAGCGATGGCCGGCCTGTCGGACGCGCACTGCATGAAGATGGGCATGGGCTTCATGGAGCTGCGCACGAAGGCTAAGGCCTATCTGACGGCTGCGAAGGACACCGCTGCGGTTACCGCGCAGGCGGCTGAGAACGAGCAACTGAAATCCATGATCGCGGACCTGCAAGCGCAGATCAAAGACCTGGGCAAGCGTGGCCCTGGCCGTCCGCCGAAGGAAACCGCTGAGGCATGAACATGACCCTTCTCCAACTGATCCAGCAGGCTTGCCGGGAAATGGCCCTAGGCGTCCCGGCTGCTGTGGTGTCGTCGCAAGACCCGCAGGTAGTGCAGATGTACGCCCTGCTGAATCGGTTTGGGGGGGATCTTTGCCGCCAGGATGATTGGCGCCGTCTGGACCGGGAACATATCCTGGTAACGGTGGCGCAGACGATCAGCACCACGATGACGCTGGGTAGCTCTGTGCTGACGGTGCCGTCGACGGCGGGGCTATCTGAAAACTGGGGGATCGATGGGACGGGTATTCAGCCCTTCGCGCAGATCGTTTCCATCGATTCGCCCACTCAAGTCACCATAAACATGCCCGCGCTGGAGACGGGCACGTTTGACCTGAACTTTGCCCAGGTTCAGTACCCGCTGCCGTCTGACTGGAAAAAGCAAATTCCCCAGACGGAATGGGACCGCACGAACCGCTGGCCGCTTCTGGGGCCTCAGTCGGCACAGGGATGGCAGTCGTTCAAGTCGGGCATTGTCTACGCCGGTCCCCGCGAGCGTTTCCGGCTGCTGGGGAACACGATTGCGCTGAACCCGCCGCCGCCCAATGGGATCGTGCTGGCATGGGAGTACATCAGCAACGCCTTTGTTATCGCTGCTGACGGCACGATGAAGTCTTCGTTCACGGCAGACGACGATACGTGCGTGTTCGACGATTCCCTGATGGTGCAGGGCCTCATCATGGCGTTCAAACAGGCCAAGGGCCTTGATGTGTCGTTTGAACTGTCGCGCTTTAACGGGCTGCTCGAGCAATGTAAGGCCCAGGATCGCTCTGCTGCGAAGTTGAGCCTGTCGCCTGCTGACATTTCCATCCTGCTGACCACGCAGAATATTCCGGACGGTTCGTGGAGGTTCTAGCCGATATGCGCCCAGGTCTTCCCTCTAAGAACGTTCCAGACAGATGCTTTGGCGAAGCCGAGTTGGGTAGCAATTTCCCTTTGGCTAATCCCCGCCGCCGCCAGTTCTTTGATGGTGTCTATTTGAGCTCTGGTCATTCGCCCGTTGCCGTACGTCGCGTAGTTCGCTTTCAAAACATCGCGGCTATAGATAACGTTTTCGGCATGAGTAACGGCGCTGAGGTTGGCGGGGCGGTTGTCGTTTCTGATTCCGTTCAGATGATTGATTTCGTAGCCATCTGGGATGGGGCCGATGAAGGCCTCGTGGACGATCCTATGCAAGAAAAGCCGGTAACAACGGCCATCATCCCAAAAGTTCACTTTGGCATACCCGTCTTTGTTGATGGTCGGCTTGAGGACCCTTTCAACGCGGGTTTTCCCGGCCGAATCTATTCGGCTCAAAGAAACAACACGACCCGTGTCAGACACGGAATAAACGCCCTCGAAACCGACAACAGGCTTAAAGGTTTCCATATTCAATCTCCGTCAATTGAAAGCCCGTGTGAAGTGCTTGGCAGGCGGCACGGATACCACTTTTCGGGAGCGACCCTAGCCAAGCTTTCTGATTGTACCGCCTTGGGGCTGACATGCTGAATCGTAGGGTTGGATACCGAACGGCTGGATCTACGTCGTTCCCCGCTCCTGTGGGTGGCCTGAACGACCGTGATCCGCTGGCGTCGATGCCGAAGCAGGACGCGGTAATCCTTGAAAACTGGTGGGTCGAGCCGTCGCGTCTGGTTGTTCGTGATGGGTATGCGGACTTCGCAGACGGCTTTACAGGCCCTGTGGAGACGATTGCCGAGTACGCCCCGCCCAGTGGCGTGAATACCGTCTTCGCGGCGTCTGATGGCAGCATCTATGACGTGACGAGCGGGGGCACGTTCAATTTCCCGCTCGAGGTCCATAGGTCGGATTGGCAGGGTAACCAGTTGCTTTATGCGACACCTCGGACCAACGCGATTTTGTATAGCGAAGATGGCGCAAATCCCTATTGGTCAAGAACCAATAACACCGTGCTATCTAATTACGGTTTGGCTCCTGATGGAGCTATGACTTCATTTCGGATGGTGGAGACAGCAGGGACTGGGCAGCGTCGCTTCTTCAGATCTTCCGTGTCGGTTACGAGCGGGCAGCAATTCACGCTTTCTTGGTGGGTTAAACCGGACCCTAACAGACTTGGCATCACCGTGTACCCGAATAGCGGGGGCAGTGGGTGCCTGACTCAATTTAACTTAGGAACGATGGCAGTCGTCCTTTCCCCGATTGGGACGGCAACTGGGGTAGGGGAGATTGAGGCATACCCTAATGGCTGGTATTTGCTGTCTGTGACTGTCAATTTCAGCGCGCCAGTTACTACCGTCAACGCCTTCTATTACTTCTCCAACGACCCGAACAACGGAAACGCATCATATACCGGTGATGGAGTGTCCGGCATAGAGGCGTGGGGCGCTTCGTTGGTCGATGGGGGGAAATCATCGTATATCCAGACAGTCGCCAGTGCTGTCACGATTACCGATTACACCTATACCCCGCCTCAGACTATCACCACTGGCGTGGCGCCCGTTTCTGGCGCCATCATGCTTGTGCGCGATACGACGGGTGGCTTGACTGCCTTCGGCACGGGAAACGGCTCGCAAACGATCTTCACGCTGCCGGATGTCTCGGTGTTCGGGATGGCGGACGTGACCGGGTTGACCAACAACCGTTGGCAGCCTGCGCAGATTTCGACTGCTGGCGGAAACTTCCTGTACCTCTTTAACGGGGTAGATGATCCGCAGCTATACGACGGAACGAGCTGGCAGGCAGTCAATAGCGGATCCTCGCCTATCGCGATCACGGGCGTGACGACTAGCACTCTGGTTCAGGGCTGCGTGTTCAAGAATCGCCTGTTCATGGTCGAGCGTGGATCCTCTCGCGTGTGGTATTTGCCGGTATCCAGCATCGGGGGCACAGCGGTTGCCTTCGACCTGGGCGCGATCTTCCAGCGCGGCGGATACCTGGTGGGTATGTACACCTGGACCATCGACGCGGGGAGCGGCGCCGACGATCACGCGGTATTCATTTCCAGTGAAGGTGAGGTTGTTGTCTATTCCGGCAATGACCCGTCTACGGCTGCGAACTGGAACATGGTGGGTTTGTTCTACCTAGGGAAACCGATTGGCCGTCGATGCGCCGTGAAGTTCGGTGGAGACCTGCTCATCATCTGCGAGACGGGCGTTATGCCTCTGGGTCGGTCGTTGCTGTCGAGCGCCATTGACCGCCGCGCATCCATCGTCGACAAGATCCAGAACAGCGTGAACGCCGCTGTCGCGCAGTACCGCAACAACTTCGGGTGGGAGTTGTGCGTTCACCCCAAGCAAAACGCGCTGATCCTGAACATTCCTGCAGGGGAGAACTACCAGTTCGTTCAAAACTCGATCTCGGAGGCCTGGACGAAGTTCACCGGGTGGAACGCGATCACGTTTGCCGACACGCAGCAAGGGCTGCTGTACGGGGATTCGGATTCGATCAAACACGCATGGGAAGGCAAGGTAGACGGCGAAACGATGGTTGTTGCTGACGCCCTGCAGTCTTTCCAGAGCTTCGGTTCTCCCGCCGAGAACAAGTATTTCACGATGGTAAGGCCGTTCCTGCGGTCGGATGGCGCGCCCTCGATCCTGTAT